CTATTTCCCAGGTAATATTACTATTTTCAGAAAGATAATACCAAGACCAAGGTTTATCCAAATTAACTTGAACTATTTCCCAGGTAATATTAGGATTTCTAGAAAGAAAACTCCAATTCCAATTTTTATCCAAATTAGATCGAACTATTTCCCAGGTAATATTAGGATTTTTAGAAAGACCATACCAACTCCAGTCTTTATCCAAATTAGCTTGAACTATTTCCCAGGTAATATTAGGATTTCTAGAAAGACAACTCCAATTCCAATTTTTATCCAAATTAGCTTGAACTATTTCCCAGGTAACAATAAAAGAAAAATTAGGAATTTGATCATCTGAAATCAATGGAAATATCTTTTCTATTCTTCGTTTAAATTCCTCCTTCACAAAAAGATGAAAATTTTTAATCCTCTTTCTATTCATATTTATTATATTTCTTTAAATCAATTTCCATTTATTTTCTCAAAATTTTTCAAATTCCAGTAGTTGTAGTTCCAGTTGCATTTGTAGTGGATACCACTTCTCCAGTACTATTAACTGTGAAATTATTTTCCAATGCTGGAGAACTTCCAGAGACATTATTTCCAGAAGTTCTAAACGTAATATTAGCCTGGCGAGTATAAGTATTATCATACTGACTTCCTTTATTAGGAGTTCCTTGAAGAGAAACAATTTTCATCTTCTGAGAATTAGCATTATAAACAAATCGACTACAAACATCTGCTTTTTGATTACATAATACAGTAGCATTAAGAAGGGATGGAACATTATTATAAATACAAGTTCCTTTGTCATCATAACTAGAATCAGGACAACTCAGTAATACATTCCCGACGTCTACTCCAGGTTCTACTGTAAATTCTCCAATAGGAGCAACACAATTTTTACTATCTACCCAATCTTTGGATAAATAAAAAAATAAAACACATAGATAAGTAGCTATAGCCCCCAAAATTAAAAAGGTATTAACTATAGTAAAGATAATGAGCGGTGAAGCGATTAAAGATTTGGATTTTCCGAGGGAATCCTTGGATCCCATACTTATTTGAGAATTATCCAATGACATTCTTATTTTAGGATAACACTAAAATAACTAAACTTAAAAATAAGGATGGGTAACTGTCCAGGAGCATATCAAAATGTTCAATATCCTAATCCAAAAGATCCAAAATTAAATAAATGTTCCGATGCTCTAGGAGATATTTTAACTGGAAAAGAAACTAGAATTTGTATAGGCTTGGATGATATTAATACTGGCGGGGAAGCTCAATTTTTCTGTAAAAGTATAGGTTCAGGTGAAGAATGGATACCGGCTCCAATAAGTAAAAGAAAACAATGTTGTACCAGTCAGGGTGGTAAAATGGATGGCGTGTTGGTAGTTGATAATCTTGATGATTGTATTGGTAAATGTGATGGATCTTGGTTGAGATCTGCGAATACTTTAACAGGTGCATGTCAAAGAATTAAATTTACTGCAGATCCAATTGTATGTTGTTTTCTTGATAACGATTGTGTGTTTCAGGATCCTACTATTAAAGATAGGTGCTGGCAAACTGATTTAAGAGATAGAACTTGTGATCCAAAAAATAGAGATCTATCTAGTCAGAATTGTTTAGAAAAAATTTTACCTTACTGTACAGGAGATCAATTATTTTTAGGTCAAGAGAACTGGTGGGATTTATGGGTAGAAGATACAGAGGTAGATATCAATTCTGATGAGGTTAGAAGAATCAGTCCTGGCTCAGTTTCTTCTAAGTTCACACCTAAAAATTTTAATCCAAATCCAAACAGATCTCAGATAGAAAGAAGGATGAAACAACCATGTCTTAGAGCTTTAGCAAGAGCTATTTCCGGAGACCAACAATTTTGTACTTGGGATCAGTTAAAAACATTAGAATTTAGAAGAGGAAACTATGATCCAGAAGGATTAGCTTGGGCTCAGAAAGTAGTAAACTCTATTTTTTCTAAATATAACTCAGAATTTGGTTCTTTTGTAGGAGGAGTTAATCGAGATGGAAAACAGATCGATTCTATGATTGATGTATTTAAAGAAATCTGTACAAAATTCCCAGTTTTATGTCAAGCACCTCTTAAAGATGTATGCCAAAATATCACTGTCGATGATATTGTTGGAGGAAATGTTCCAAACGCAGACGTATGGTGTGGGTGTTATATGCCTGAAAATCAATACCAAAAATATACTGATTTATTTCAGGTAAATCGGGAATGTACTCCATTTTGTAATACTGATTTAGCTATTCCTCTGGTAGATGCTGATGGTTATCAAAAATATTGTTTAACTAATGTATGTATTATTGACGATCTAAAACTCAACTTTGTTAGAGATAGAATTACTGGAGGAAAACCTGAAACTTTTTCTCTTTTATGTGGAGGATGTGGAAATTCAAGTGTTAAAACTGATATAAATTCGGGCGGAAATTTCAACACTCAAAGAGATACTATTGTTGGGATTTTTTCTGAAGATATTTTTGACACCCAGGTTTGCACTCAAAGATCTAAAGGAAGACCTCCCGAATTTGCTTCTATTTTTGGAGCTACTGGTTCCAGCCAAGCGACTGTAGTAGCTGTTGGAGAAAATAATAATAGAATCAAGGTTACATTAAGACTTAACGGTGTGGTCATTGGAGGAGATTATACGGTCGAATATAGTATTTCTTTTGTTTCTGCCCAAATTATTAATCCTAATACATTATTTACAAACGGAGAAAAAATAATTTTTGAAAATCATCCCTTGGATTGTGATATTTTTGCTATTACTGTGGATACAAACGCTACTAACCAAGATAGATCCGCTACTAATGTTTTTAGAAATCATGAAGTGGTTCAGAATCAATGTACTTGTATTTTGGAAGATTCTACTATCAATATTATTGATTCCCAGTTTAAAAATTTTAATTTAACTCAGAATTGTGGAAAAAGTACTTGTACTGACAAGGATGGAAATGCTATCCCATGTGCTAGCGATAGTAGCGCTCAAAATAATAATTATTATTCCGAAAATGATGCGGTTAGATGGGCTAAAAATAATGCAAAAAAATCAAAATATGATGGAATCGGTTTGATTTTATTTGGTATTTTGATTTTGTTTATTATTGTTGCAATTGGAATTGGTTTAGGAACTAGTTTTCCGCCCAAGGAAACAAATTCTCCTAAGGGAAATAAATAAATAAATGGATAATTTATTTTTAAATATTATCAATTTAGTTTTAAATATTATAATCGTATATAAAGTTCTTGAAAATAAAACTAATATATTGTGTAATAATTATTCATCGGCAATGTATTATCTTAATATCGATCAAAGACTCCAAAATATAGAAAAAGAAATGAATCCTATTCCTCCCTCTTATGAATCAACTAATTTAAATGATGTAGATTAAAAACTATGGACAGAGAACTTTCTCAATTTTCAAATTTCCAAGATTTTTTGGAAAAAGACGGATTATCAGATTTTTTTCTGATAAAGAAAATCTGTTCAATTGATGAAATAGACGAACATTTATATAATATACCATCAGTTTTCTTTCTAGGAGATGATTTAATTTTAGATATTCCAGATGGAGATACTCATACTTTTCATATATGTAGTCAAAATTTTGTCGATGAGTTAGAATATTATGGGGATGTAATTATTAGGGATAGACAACATTTTTCACTTTATGTTTACTATACTTTATTTAATCCAACTTTATTTAATGAAAATAAAATGAGATTTGCCAATAAACTATTTTATTTTTTAGATTCTCCTGTAGATCCATTTATTTTGAAAGAATGGGGGGTTGAGTTGGATTTAACAGCTGTTAGTTATAATGAATTAAATAAAAACCTATTTATATTAAACTAGTTTAAATGATTGTAGAACAATTATCCAAAACATGGAATCTTCTAGAATATAATTTTACCCAAGTCTTAGAGGGGTCTTCAAAGACCCCACTGAGCCAAGTCTTAGAGGGGTCTTCAAAGACCCCACTGAGCCAAACAATGATCAGAGTTATTTATTTTTATCTGATCGGAAGAAAAATAACATCCATCGACAGATTATATCAATTTATAATTAGGTAATATCTATAAGATAATAGATTATTTATCTGATGTTGATAAATAAATTGATATTCCTCGCTCCGTTACAAGTAACGCTTTCTATTATTTTAGAAGTTTAACATCAGTTGTTATTCCCTATTCTGTTACAAGTATTGTATTAATTTAACATCAGTTGTTATTCCCAACTCAGTTACAACTATACTTTCTTTTATTGTAAAAATTTAAGATCAGCGGTTATACCAGATTCAGTTAAAGCTATCATGGTTTCAATAAATCATAGCGAGTTGTTCTCTAAGATAATTCTTAATCAAATCTTTTCTTTTTTCACGATCTACGTGATCATTACAATCATAATCATCCGTGTTCTTATTATAAGTACACATATCTACTAAGTGTGGTACCTCTACATAATGGATTTTATTTTTAGAAATATGTTCTTTCTTAATCTGTTCTAAGGCATGACGATCGTAAAAATCATTTTCATCAGCATTATATATGCTAGGTCCCTTATATTTATAATGAGCTTTTGGATGATAATCAACCATAGTTTCTGTTTCTGGATGATAACAATCAGCAAAAATAGAATTACCTGTAGTAACACTCTTAGCTCCTGGAACAGGATAATTCATTTTAACTTTTTGATTCATAATTTCAGCTAAACTTTCACATACTAAAACCGATCCAACATCTTTGATCATTCTTGGATCTTTATGAAAACCGTTGAAAACCGGAACCATGTAATGCATGCCATCTATTTCTATAATCTGGTTGTCTATACTAGAATTTAATTTATCCAAAACCAGAAGGAAAACTACCATCAATAAGGCTGTAAATAAAATATAATATAGTACATTCATTAACAAGGCTCCCATTATTTCCTAACTTTTTATTAGAAAACGATTTTTTATCAAATGGAAATAGTTAAAAGAACCTAAAATTAAAAGATGCCCAGAGGTAGAAAACAAGTAGAAGAGTTTTCTTCCAGCGAAGAAGAATCCCCAAATTCATCTGATGGTGAAGACGAGGAGAGATCTCCAACTTCGCCTGACCAAGACGAGGAGAGATCTCCAACTTCGCCTAGAGGATCTGATGAAGGAGAGGAAGGAGAGGAAAGAGAAAAAGGAGAGGAAGGAGAGGAAGGAGAGGAAGG